GTGAGAGGAGAGAATTCGAAGAAAAGTTAAAACGGTTAAAAATTAAATGTCCTTAAAATACAACAAACACTATGTTCGCTATTACTGCATCCCCCACATGGTTCGCCAAAACTGACGACTTCAAAAAGATCGGCAAGAAAATCCAAAAACAACGAAAGACCGAGGTAGACAAAATTAAGGACAAGATTGGTGACATCGCCCGTGAAGAGCGCAAGCGTGTTCAGGAGATGTTCAAGGAACACCAAGATGTTATCAAGAAGGACAAGAAAACTAAGAAGAAGAAGAGTAACGCTAAAGAGATCGATCTTTACGAAAAGTAATCCAAATAGCAAGTCCAACGAGTAGAGCAGCAAGTGGTGTCCCGTTGAACCTCTCAGCTAATAAAGCACATATCACACTGTATTGAACTATCCTTATCTCCTGTCGTGTTTTAATCATTGATCTTTTCATCGCTGCTCTCGACCTCTCAAGACCGAGAACAGTCGAATTTATTTTTCCAATTTTAGATGGAATTTCCGTGGTATTCATGATGATTTCACTTATATCAAGAGACTCTAAAAACTGCTCTTGAATCATTGGTTCTAGGTATGTGAAATAATCAAAATTTGGGTCAAGTTGAAGACATATTCCCTCAATTAGGGAAAATGATTTCGCTAAATATACAAAACTTGTTGGTACAACAAATGGTTTTTCCATTGCAAGTTCGGCCGCCAACTCATCGTTCATGATAGCACCACCATCTAGGGTTTCCAAATACCCTAAGATGGTTTCAAAAAATACTTCAATGTCACTGACGTCTGAAGATGTTGGTACAATGACACCTAGCGTGATTAATATTTGAACAATACCCTTCGTGTCTCGTTTTATAATACACCCGAATAAGTCTGAGAAACCCTGTTTTAGTTCATCATCCAACTCGATCAATAAACCAAAATCGTAAAACACCAATTTCCCATCTTTGGAAATAGCCAGGTTACCCGGATGTGGATCACCGTGAAATAATCCACTGTCCATAGTTTGGATCACATATGAATTAACGAGTGCCTCACAAACTTTCTTCCGATTGATTTTTTTATTTCTGATCTCAGTGATTTTATCAGCCTCTACATATTCCATCACAATCATATCATCGGTACAATACTTCTTGTACACATATGGAACTTTTATCCAATCAATCCCTTTCAAACTTCTTCTAAACTTAATCGCATTTTCAACTTCTTGTCTGTAATCAGCCTCTCCAAGAAGATACTCTATAGAGTCATTAAGGACAAAGTTAGAACTAGAACCAGTATCTATACCAATAGACTGAATAAAGTCGAGAATCTTCTTGACATTGTTTGTGTCAGATATCATAGTCTCGAGAATACCGGGTCTTTTTAATTTTACAACAACCTTTTTACCATTTTTTAAGGTAGCTTTATGAACCTGTCCAATACTGGCCGATTTAAATGGAATCTCTTCAAAATCTTTGAATATATCTCTATTTACAACATCTTTTACAAGCTTAAAATCAAATGGTGGTACATTATCTTGGAGAGATTCAAGTTCTTTGGTAAATTCTGGTGGATAGAGGTCTCCTCGTGTGGACGCTATCTGTCCTAATTTTACAAATGTCGGGCCAAGGTCTAGAAGTTCACTTTTCGTCCATCGACCAAGCTCGGCCTTATCTTCAGTAAAGCGTTCTTTCCATAAATATTTGGCGGCAAATTTCCAAGTTTTCACCTTCTGATTTGGCGCCAACTTGACAGGTGGCGTCTGCATATTGACTATAATACTCAACATATCCTACATTACCCTTAGGATTTTTTCTATAAGCTAAAGATAGAATGAAGATTCATATCATCGGGGCAGGTCCAACAGGAATGTCTCTCGCATGGGAAATACTTAGATCAGGAGAAGAGCACGACGTCACTATATATGATAGGAAGGTATCAGCTGGTGGTTCTTGGTGGGAGCCCGATGTGGAAACACGGGATCTTCACGCACATAGAATTGTGTTTGATAAAGCATTTGTTAATACACAGTCGTTATTGTCTGAAATGAACATCGATTGGAATGAAATATTTCAACCGGTTGATAATAAAAAACATTTAAACTTTGCTTTAACATCTTTAAGTATAAAAGATTATGGAATTCTGATTTCTCTTTTTTCTCGAGTACTTGCACAACCTCAGAAATTTAAAGGTATATCTCTAAAAGATGCAGTAGGACCTTTAAGTGAGAAAGGTGGAAAATATATTGAACATTTACCACTTATCATGGATGGGGTTACATGGGATGTCATGAGTGCATATGAATTTGTAAAAAATTTAGATCATACCATACTTTCACAAATGTACACACAGAAGGAGTCGGGTAAAGTGATGTGTGATGCAATGGAAGAAGCACTCATCAACGCTGGTGCTAATTTTATTTTTGGTACAGAATTGATGAATGTTGAATATGGGGAGGATGATTTTGTTGCAACTTTTTCAGATGAAAGAACTATTGATGATGGAATGCTCTTTTTGTGTCTGGATAACAGTCCAGCTATGAAATTTTTAGGTGATAATTGGGGTCCTGACGCTATGAAACAATTACAAGGAAGTACATATGGTGCTATAAATGTTCTTATCGACTATGACGAAACACCAGTCATGAAAACCGATATCGAAATAGCAACTCAAACTAAATGGAACTTACAACCTAAAGTTCTGTTCGGTACCAATACCATATCATGTGTCATATGTGACCTCAGTGAAGAAATATTAACCTCCAATCCCGAAACCATAAAAGAAGAAGTTGTAAAACAACTTGGTTTACCCGAACCAGTTGAAATGAGAATTGGATGGGGTGCAGAGTGGGAGGTAGAAAAGGAGAGGTGGTCCTTTTCTCAATCTTCTGGGGTTCTCAGCCTTCATGGTCAACTCCCATTCTTTGGTAAATGCCCTAAAGTTGCGATGTGTGGTATGATGTCTCCCCGTGAAACTCCATACTCGAGTATTGAAGCCGGTACTGAGGTATCTAGAGCCCTAAGTCACGAATGTTTTGGAACAAGAAAACCACTAAAACCTCTACTTCTTACACAAGTCCTACTTTTCATTCTCGTGTTACTTATAGTTTTAATTTTAGTATATCGTAATAGAGATCAATGAAGTTTGTGGCTAAAGTTCATGAACCCATGTACGATTTCAATTCTAAAAAGTATATCCGTTTTATAATTCCTGCTAAAGTCTCGGAAATTATAGAACGAATGCATACAAATAAATGGCACTTACTTACAAATACACATATTGATAATCCTCTCGATGGACATATTCTTACTGTGAAGGTACCATTTCGTTACAGGCGAGTGATGTGCAACGTCAAAGGACGTCCTATTCAATCATGTAAACAAGCTGACGAAGTAGAAATTGAAATTAAATTCAAAGGAGCTTGGAATGTTGGTAATTACTGTGGTTTCTCTTGGATACTAGAAAGTTTTTCATCCGGGTAAATCCGCCCCATTTCAGCTGGAAGGGTGATAGTAGACAAACCAGAATCCTTGAACCCTTGAAATGTTCGAAGCATACCTTCAAGGCGAAGGATTTCTTTTTGCATATCTTCTATTGATGTCGCAATTTGTGTGATATTCTCTTCCACGTCAATGACAGGCATTTTACTCATTTAAAGTATATATTCTTTAAATGAGTATAATAGGATGACAACCCTGACAAGAACAGGGTATCTTGTAGATACAGGTCCAATCCAAGAAATTAAAAAAGAATTAACGGTAAGACCCATCGTAAATGGAGATTTTGGATTTCCTCCACCGCCTTTCAAAGTTTTCAAACCAGCTAAGAATGGAGTCTGCGTTCCCAGATTCTATGGAACTTCTAAACTTGGAGAACCTAAATATGACAAGCGACCAGAACCTATCCGAATTCAAACTAAGTTCGCAGGACAACTTCGGGATGCTACACACCAAAATGAAGCATTCGGAGCAGCTATTAAAGCAGGGCATGGTGTCCTTTCTTTACCATGTGGCTATGGCAAAACGACGGTATCCCTGGCCATAGCTTCTAAACTTGGATATCGCACGATGATTATCGTACATAAACAGTTTCTCGCTGATCAATGGAGAGAACGCATTCAACAGTTTTGCCCGGGAGCCACTATAGGAGTTGTTCAACAAAATAAAAAGGAGGTTAATTGTGATTTTGTCATCGCTATGCTTCAGTCTCTTTCCCTAAAAGAATACAGTTTCTCAGATTTTGAAAGTATAGGTACAGTCATTGTTGATGAAGCACATCACATTTGTGCTAAAGTTTTTAGTCAGAGTCTGTTTAAACTTTGTCCACGACATATCTATGGTCTTTCTGCTACACCTGAACGAAAAGATGGTCTAACAAAGGTTCTTCATTGGTTTATGGGACCCACTTTTTTTGCAGTTGAACGAAAAAATCAGGGACAGGTTGAGGTATTTCCCGTCGTATTTGATTCACCAAATTATAAGAATCCACCTCCATCTATGAGAAACGGTAAAATATCAATGCCAAATATGATAACAGAACTTATTGAAGATAGGGCCAGAAACAAAATGTTAGTAGAATTAGTAAAAAAGGCATCATCCGGTACCCGTCAACTTCTAGTACTCAGTGATCGTCGTTTTCATTGTGAATTTCTTCACCAACGTTTTCCTAAAACGTCTGGTCTATACATGGGTGGTATGAAAGAAGCTCAACTCCAAGAGTCATCCAAGAAAAAGATTATTTTTGCTACGTTTAGTCAGGCACATGAAGGTTTAGATATTCCAACACTAGATACAGTTATTTTAGCTTCTCCTAAATCTGATATTACACAAAGTATTGGTAGAATTATGAGAGAAACAAAGGGAAAGAAAAATGAACCCCACATCTACGATGTTCACGACCCATGGTCTGTCTTTACAGCAATGTATTATAAACGAATGAAAGTGTACCGTCAAGGTGGTTTTAAAATACATGGTAAAAACGTAGAAGAACCTAAGAGTGCATTCCCTCAGGGAAAGTGTCTGTTTTTATAATCTAAACATCTATTAAATGTCGGGTGCATTAATACAGTTGGTCTCCAAAGGAGTTCAAGATGTGTATCTTACCAGTGATGAAGGTCATTCTTTTTTTCGTATGAAGTTTACGAGACATACAAATTTTTCTCAGGCTCCAAAATTGATTAAATCGTTGACCCAAACTGACAACTCAATTACTATACCAGTTTTAGGTGATATCATTAATGGTATTTGGTTTGAGAAAGTCGGTGTAGATGCAGTAAACATGTCTTCTAATCTTTTTTATAATTCCACTATCGAGCTTTATATAGGGGGTCAAAAAATAGATTCTCAACATTTTGATTATTACTCGGATATATGGCACAATTATATGTCTGACACATGGACTAAGACACAAGAATTGAATAACAAAGTTTCTAAATCCAATCCAGCATTTCTCCCACTTCATTTCTTTTTTTGTGATCATAAGGCATTCTTACCCCTTCTAGCATTACAACATCATCAAGTTGAAATTAAAGTCAATTTTGATGACACATATTATAATGATTCAGTTCTAAATCTTACAGATGCACAAAAACGAATTAATGTATACGGTAACTATATTTACCTGGATAAAGAAGAACGAGAATCTCTCGTGAATCGAAGTCTCGATTTTATCGTCACACAAACACAACAGATAGTTCTTCCAATGGAGACTGTGTCCAATAACGCTCTAGGGGGTGGTGATAATACATTTGATATTTCATCGTTTAATCATCCTGTTAAATCACTCTTTTTTGGATTTGGTGCATTAAGTGATGATTTTGCGAACGATCGTTTCACATTTTTATCTGGTGATATCCAAATCAACGGAACCCCGATCCTTGAAAAGATGTCTCCAAATTATTTTCACACAGTACAAAACTATTATAAATCATCGTACGGTGCGAGCGATTTTGTCCACGAAACCAACGTACTTTTCAATACAAGGTACTTCGCGTATCACTTCTGTCTAAATGCTTCTGAATATAACCCCTCAGGAACCCTAAACTTTAGTCGTATCGATAATGCCAAAATTTTATTACGGGGTGTGGAGAAGGGTAATCTTAGACCAAATGATCAGGAGTTAAGTATATACGCAGTGAACTATAATGTTCTAAGAATCAAGGACGGTTTAGCCGGAATTTTATTCGGTAATTAAAGTATAGATGGGTAGAACAGCTCGTTTCGATCAGGTTTTTGTAACCAGTCTAGACGCAGACCCAGTCGAGCAAGATGTCCTTACTGACGTAAAAAGTATTATTACAAAAGAGATTGATGTCGAAACTATCACAGCAGAGAAATTTGCTATTTCTAATACAAATCCCACAAAGAATATTTCTATAGGTTCAAATATTTTTGTAGAGGATACAGCAACGAATATCGTTCTTGACGTTACCAAGGGTGTTCGTACCGAGCGTTTGTATGTGAATGATAAGATTGGTATTTCGGCACCGGGTGCTATCAATGAATTTCAGATTGGACCAAATAATGAATTCATTATTGACCGTAGAAATGAGCATTTAGTTACCGCACAAGGTAACGTTTCAGCTACAAATGTTCTAGTTTCAAATATTATAAATGTTAGCGATGTATTTATCGTTGATAATGATGCATCGAATGTGTTGGTGGTTGACGGAAATACACATTCTACAAATTTATCAGTTGAAAATTTCTTGAGTGTGGGTAACGGTGGTGCTGATTATGAGCCGGGTTCAAATGTAGCAGTTTTTGATGGTGCAAATGTTGTGATTAGCGATGGTATTTTAACAGTAAATGGTAATCTAGTTGTGAATGGTAACGCATTCATAACTGAAAGTGCACAATACCAAACAGTTATCAATCTAGTTGTTGAGAATAATGTGATTCAACACGGGAAAACAAATAATAAAAATGCGCCGTTCGACAATGCTTTACTAATGACAGAGGGTGGTGATGGAAGTGTTTCAAATCTTGTATTTGGATATCAATTTTCAAATAATGAATACGTTCTTGGTCGAACTCAGATGTCACCGGAACTAACAAGGATTACTATGGATCAATCTAACACCGTCAATCTTCACGTGTACGGGCAGTTATTCACGGATGGTAATGTAGCTGTAGCAAACACTAATCGATTTCACACATTATCTGTAGGCTCAAATGTATATTTTGATGATGTGAGTTCGAATCTATTCGTAACTACCGGAAATGTGTCCATCGAAGGTAACGTAGTAGCGGGTGGTATAAGGATTGGAAATCTTTTAGACCTAAATCCAGAGGCTACTGTACCAATTCTCATTAATCAAAATATTAAATCAAATGCGATTACAACTACTGGTTACACACATACAGGTATTGCTAATACCGCACCACAAAATACATTGTCTGTGGGTGCGAAGGTATTTGCAAATATGGTAGCAGCAAACACCTTGACAATTTTAGGTAATACAACGACAACAAATCTTTTTACAGAATCAATTTATTCAGATGCAAACGTATCTATACATGCAGATAGATTCAGCGGTGGAACAGTTACATCAAACGCACTTGTTCTTAAATCCGGTCCCACTGTTTCAAATATAAGCTCAATCGAAATATTTGGAGCCCAGTTTTCAAACACACACCAAATAATCAAAATGAGTACAAAAAATACAGAAAGAATTAGGATTACCCCTGAGGGTAGATTAGGTATATCGAATACCGAACCAAGTGAAATATTAACAGTTACGGGTAATGTCCATACACCTGGTGGGGATGGTTTTATTTATGGTAATACATGGGGAACAACTGGGAAAACGAGTTCTCGTATGTATTCAACTGGACTTGAAAACAGAATTGAGAATATTGTAGCTGAAAATAAGGGTCTCAACATTTATGCGAGTAAAACTGCTACAATGGGAGCACCAAAGTTAACTATCCTTGAAAGTTCAAACGTTGGTATAGGAACAGCTACACCCAAGGGTATATTACACACATCTGGGGGTACAGTATTTATCAACGATGAAATTGCTAATCATGGAACATACAAACACCTTGGAACTCCACTCATTGTTTCTAATGCAACTGCGGTTTCAGCAGATTTGACAGATTTCACAAAGGTTTTGGAACTTTGCAGAGAAGGTGGAACCGCGGGTAGTGATGGTGTGAGAGCAACATTCAAAATGGGTAAACATACAGCGGTTTCAAGTGGTACAGCCAATTCACAACTTGATTTGTTTTTAGCGAGTACAAATTACGAAACGGAGGTTGACGTGCTATCAATTCGAAGTGATGGTCGTGTTGGAATAGGCACAACTCTCCCAACAGCTCATTTAGAAATACACGCTACGGGTGTAGCCAACCCCCTAACAAATGGTTTGTTGGTACATAATTTCGATGGAGCATCTGGTGATGCTATCATAACAGCAAAAAATCGTATACTCGCAGGTAATGTATTCACCTCTTACATCCAAACGAACGCAGGAAATAACTCCAGGGGTTGGTCAACAGGTGTAACTGGCTCAAACTCAGATTTTAGAATCACACAAAATATAGAGAATAATAAAGATTCTTCAACCGTGGGTCTCTACATAGATGGTGCCAATGGGAGGGTAGGCTTAGGTACCGATTCACCCAGAGGTGCCCTAGATGTGATAGGTAATGTAGTCATAGGTAATGATCTTACATTCGGTGGTCTCACTGGTGACACGTTTGGCAACACAAAGCTTGTAGAAAGACGTTATAATGTAGATCAAGCAAGGAATGAACTTGTAATATTCAAGGGTAATGACGGAGATACAACCAATGGTCCTGATAGAATTCGACACATTGCCGCGGAGCACGTTTTTCAAACCTATACATCAACTGGTGAATCTTTCAGTGATCTTGTAGATGATGATGCTACGGGTGATGTACCATTGTGTATCACCAATCAAGCCGGTATTGTCGTTATTGGTGGTAAACGTTCAGACGCGGCAGGACGTGGTTCAAATACAAAACTCGTAGTAAACGGTGATATCGAGTTCGCTGGTGGTGGTGCGTTCTCACTGACTGGTATAGCATTCGTTACTACTAACCCCTCGGATGGATCTGACTCTGTCAACAAAATTAGAAGTATTCTAGATGGAAGTCAGCGTCGTCATCTTACGTTTACTCACCAAGTTGGTAATGGTGATTCTGAATATGCCCGTTTCGACTCAGTTGGTAGACTTGGTATAGGTACAACAGTTGTAGACTCTAATGTACATATTTATAACGCAAACACAACTGATCAAACACTCCTAAAACTTGAGAGTCCTGGGGTGAACAAAGAAACTGGTATGCTCATATACACTGGTGAGGGTGAAGGTGGATATCTCAGAGGATTCAGTAACTCTGAAAATGGGACTACAGGTCTCATTATGGGTGTCGCGAATAATAGTACTCTCACAAACTCTATTCATGTGATTAACTCGAGTAATGTTGGAATAGGAACAGATTCACCCGGTCAGAAGCTAACCGTAAATGGTATAGCTCGTGTGGAAAGTGCCTCAAGTAACGCGACAATCGAACTCACGACAACCGCCGGAAGTTCCAATATTTACTCGGATACTACAGGTAATGTACACATTAACTCGATTTCAGCTGCACCATCAGTATTCCTCAACAGTAATGTAGAGGTCATAGGTGATTTCACTGTAGCCGGTGCCCTAGATTTGGGTAACCAAGTCGGTTTAGGCCTCTCAGGTGAAAATGCGAATACGACACTCCATGTTAATGGTGGTTTCGTCACAAACTCTGACCAGGTGGCGACGAAAAAGTACAGTCGTTCTACTACAATTACTACTGGTAATGGTCAGGATATATGCTTTACATTTAGACCAAATACATTTTATGCTAAAATCATAGCGGTATTACGTGAACCAACTGATGTACGCAACACAAGTACGATGATTATCGAGGCATCTGGTGGTACACACGATGGAACCACGGCTTCTATGCACGATATAGCCCTTGGACCAGTGACCGTGTTTGGTGCTACAAACTCATACCCATGGAGTCCCACTGTATCGGTCGGTACAAGGGGACTTAGCATAGAACCAAACACATTGAATCGACCAAGTTATTCATACGATTTATCAGTTGAAGTCGTATCTGGAGTTAACGGTGGACTTTCTAGAATAAGTCACAGACGAACCAACGGTCAGACCGGACTTGACAATGGGACTGGTGGTCAAGATTTATTAAGTGCATTCACATATTAAATTTACTACGAGGGAGGGTGGTACCCCGCGGTAGATTAAACATTTACGCCCTGATGGAATCAGAGATGGCTAGTGCAACTACGCCAACAATGAAAGCCATGATGACGTAATTTAATTCAGTTTCTTCGCGGCCGACCTGGGACTTTACAGGTTCGGCCTTTGCCTCAGCGACAACTTCTTGCTGTCGAACGGGAGGCTCTAAATCCTCCAGCGGACAATACGCTATCATTTATATATATTTAGAGATTTATTTCGGTCTTCTTCTTTCGACGAGTTCTCTTGGGTTTAGCTGCACCAACATTGACCTCCTTGACCTCACCCCCAGTGGAATCACCAGAGATGGACATGATATCAGAGAGATCATCATCCTCCTCAACAGGCTGGGGCGCCGAGGGTCCCTGTCCCATTGAGGTATTCATTGGGGGTGGGGGAGGCATCGAAATGCCACCCATGAGGCTTGAAATGTCAAGTCCGGGTCCCTGCATCTCATACTGCCCTGAACCACCCACGGGTGCATCAACGGCGGGTCCACTAGTGTCACGGGTAGTGTTTTGAACCGCCGCCATCATATTCTTCACCAAGTCTGGATTCTGCTTAATAACATCATTCATGTTTGGCATCACCGATTTGAACATACTATTGGTAAGATGGAACATCATTGCTGAGCCACCCAACATCATAATCAGTTTGACCTCTGGTGCAACGCTGACCTTAGATCTGTATTTCACATATAATTCCTCAAATACACCATCATAATCATCAACATTCTCCATAACAGACTCAGACCAACCCTCGAGTTGAATCTCAAATGGGTTATACCTCTTATTCAAAAATTCAAGCCCAGTTACACAGGCGACCAACATACGGCGAGAGAATCGAATTGATTGTTCAACATCTATACTGTATGTAATCCTCTTGACCTCTGATCTGAGTTCATCAACGTTCGAGTAAGCGTTCAACCTCTTGTTTACTGCAAATCCCTTCTTCTCAAGTCGAGCTAATTTGTTAATAAGATCCGACTTCTCTTCATCAATTGAAGTGTACCCCTTCGAGGGTTGTTCACCCTGGTCACTATGACCGGGGCCCATAGGTTCATCATCGTCGAACATCATTGGTTCATCCTCGCCATAATCAATTTCCTCATCCTGTGGAGGCTGAGTTGGGGCACTTTGTTTGTTGGGATTCACAAAAGCATCCATAGCCTCCTGACCCTGAAAAGACTGTTGAGGTCTTTGCATAGGCCTTGTGGGTCGAGGGACAGGTTTTGGTCGTGGGGCAGAAATTTGAATTTCATCCATCAGGGCCTGTTCATCGGCATCTAATTTCATCACAGTCGTCTGACCCCTATCGAGTACGATTTCTTCGTCCATCTACTGTCTATATAGAAACTAAGAAAATCTCTTTAACGCACTTTAATTAAAAAAATCTAAGTTTAATATAAAATGCTTAACCTCAACAAGACCAATCGCAACGGCCTCATGGCCATAGCAGTTTTGATGACCCTCATCTTCGTTCTGTCTTTTATGTCTGCGAAGACCGCGAATTATCAACCCAGGCCAATTACCATTACAACCGTCAGTGAAGAATCTCTCTTCGACCTCAAGCCAGACCTTGAATGCACCGCTGGTTCAGGGAAGGAGGACAGCCCTTACTCTGTTGGTCTTACCCCAGGTGGTCTTTGTGGTGCCCAAAAACTTGTAGGTGATCATGCCGGATATGAGATCGCGGATGGAATTGGTGGATCTTTAATCTAAGCTAATGATATATGGCTTTAATCACATCGCCGACGGATATGATTCCCGATCTAAACTATGAATATCATACCATCACAATTGATACTCTTAATCAGACTAGCGCGAACACATGGACCTGTTTTTTGACTCAGCCTCTAAAAAATGTTGTACAGGCTCGACTTCTAGCCGCTCGGATTAATACAGTCACACCGGCTAATGGAAGTGAACATTGCTACATTTCTATTGATGAGTTGAATTCTACATTTAATGATCGCGCTACCAATGTTTATGAAGGTCAAGACTCACTAAGTGTGCTTCGAAAATCTTTTGCTAGTATTGTTACTACAGATGATACTGGTATAATAAGTTTCAAAGATGATTACCCAATTGCTGTGCAATACGTAAATCCTATTCGAAAAATTGATCGTCTCACTATCAATATTCGTAATCAAAGCGGTGTTCTTATAACACCACCAAATCCCGCCGAAAATAATTTTTTGGTTATTCGTTTCGTCTGTATAAAACCCAACCTGTAATTTTTCTCCCCTTAAATTAGTATTACCATGTCTGCAGGTGTTGTTCAATTGATTGCTATAGGTGCCCAGGATAAATATATCATGGGTAATCCTGAAATATCTTTCTTCAGTTCAACATTTAAACGCCATGCTAATTTTTCACAATCCGTTGAAAAACAAACCATCCACGGAGCGGTGAAAAACAATTCTATGTCTAGCGTCCAATTTGAGAGATCTGGCGATCTTCTCAGTTATGTATATTTTACACTCGATGACAAAACCCAAGCCCTCGATATTCAACGATGGGACACCATTATTGATAAAGTTGAGCTTTTAATAGGTGGTTCCGTTATTGACACCCAAGATAGTGCCTTTACAGAAAAGATTGCTATCGATACATTTGCACAAAATGTATCTAGGAGTGCAAACGGTACACACCCCGGTATTTCTGCGCGTTCGTTTTTTTACCCTCTCAGGTTCTTTTTTTGTGAGGGGCCACAATGTGCTCTACCCCTCGTAGCTTTAAACTACCATAATGTTGAAATTAGGATATATTGGGCTACAGCTGCTGCAAATTACAATGTTGAATGTTATGCAAACTACTATTACCTCGATAATGAGGAGCGTGGTCAGGTTGCATCTAGAAAACACGATCTCCTCATAACACAAGTCCAAAAGAATATTCCTTCAGGTACTTTAGTTCAAGAACTCACGTTTAATCATCCAGTAAAATATTTAGCATCCTCGGATACAACAACTGATGGTGCCCTCACATCTCCGACAAATAAAGTTAAATTAAACATAAATGGTCTCGATGTAAATAACTATAAATGGGGTAAACCACATTTTATAGACGTCACGAGTTATTATCACACAAACTTCGTAACTTCTCCAGATTTCTTTCTTTATTGTTTCTGCCTCTCAACATCCAGCTTACAGCCCACAGGAACACTCAATTTTAGTCGTGTATCGTCAGCTAGTATCATGAGTGAGTCTATGAAGATTAATGACCCAATTTATGCAGTAAATTACAATATTTTGAGAGTGGAAAATGGAATGGCTGGTTTACTTTACGCAAATTAAAATACAAACTTATACTAAATGGTCAAGACATTACCAACTGTTGAGAGGTCAACCCAGATTAGGTTTGGTAAACACGCTCAACAGGACCAGGGTGAAAACACGATCGTTCTAAATGCGAGTAATACCGCGGTTGATGCATCGACAGGTGGGGCTGTTTATGTATCACCGGTTCGTTATAGACCCGACTATGAAGGTAATTCTGAAATTGTATTGATGATGTATAACACTACAACAAAAGAGTTAACCCAATCCGGAGAATCAGCGCAAGATGTCATAGGTAATCAGGGTTTTCAAGCTGTAACTAATCAAGGTAATACAACTTCTAATAATCTAATTTTTTATAATAATGTAGCTGCATTTGTAACCACCGGTAATGTGGGTATAGCCAATTCCTTAGCTTCTCATACTTTGAGTGTAGGTTCCAATGTTTACATTGATGATACAGGTATAAATGTGTTAGTTGCTTCCGGTGGGGTTGGCATCACAGATACAACCTCTTCAACCTCTGCCACAACCGGTGCTCTTAAAGTTGCCGGTGGTATCAGTACCGAAGAAAACTTAAATGTTGGTGGCGCCACAGATGCTTCATCTAAAACCACTGGTGCTTTAATTGTCACCGGTGGTGTGGGTATTTCTAAAAATATTCACGCTTTACATGCTAATTTTGAAGATGTCGAAGCTGATAGTGTTACTATTACCGACACTACGACTTCATCCTCAGAAACTACAGGTGCTCTCAAGGTTGCTGGTGGTATCAGTACTCAAGAAAACCTGAATGTTGGAGGTGTTGCCAAAGTAATATCTGCAACCGATGCATCCTCTAAAACCACCGGTGCTCTAATTGTCAGTGGTGGTGTGGGTATTTCTAAGAATATTCACGCTTTAAACGCTAATTTTGAAGATGTCGAAGCTGATAGTGTCAATATTACAGACACCACACCATCTAACAATCAAACCACTGGTGCGTTAAAGGTTGCCGGTGGTTTAGGTGTAGCCGGAAACGTTCATTGTGGTAATCTCACACTCACCGGTAATTTAACAGTTACTGGAAACACAACGGTTTTTAATTCAAATAATCTTGTAGTTCAAGATGCCATAATTGAACTTGGTAAAGGTAATTTAGCCGGTTTGGACACTGGTTTAGTTATGAATAATCCCACAACAGGTGGAAATAAGGGTAACGTCGCTATGATTTACGATTTCTCTACATCCAACCTTGAAATTGGTCATACCCTCAATAGTGCTACAGATACTGTTATTGTCATGAATACAGCAAACACACTCCCAGTAAATATAAACGGTACTCTAGGAGTCACAGGTTCAACCACATCTTCATCTAAAACCACCGGTGCGGTGACCATAGGTGGCGGTTTAGGTGTTGTGGGTGATATTCACGCTACACATGTCAACTTCGAAGATGTTGAGGCTGATAGTGTTACTATCACTGATAACACTACATCCACTTCAGCAACCACTGGCGCCCTAAAGGTTGTGGGTGGTATCAGTACTCAAGAAAACTTAAACGTTGGTGCTGTTGCTAAGGTAATATCTGAAACCGATGCCTCTTCTAAAACCACTGGTGCCCTAATTGTCAGTGGTGGTGTGGGTATTTCGAAGAATATTCATGCTTTACATGCCAACTTCGAGGATGTTGAGGCTGACAGTGTTACCATAACCGACACTACTACCTCAACCTCGGAAACTACTGGTGCACTCAAGGTTACAGGTGGTATAAGTACACAAGAAAACCTAAACGTTGGAGGTGTTGCTAAGGTAATATCTGCAACCGATGCCTCTTCTAA